AGAGAAACGCCAAGAAGACGTTCTTCTTCTGTATTACGCTTCCATACCTTACGAAGATAAGGGAAGTTTGTAAAGGTAGATTGAATTGTACCAAGTACAGCAGCAGCCCATACTTTATTCTTTAGAGTTTCTTCTGTATCTGAAGAACGAACTACAACTTCAGTTAGATTGCAGAACTGGTATGGACGTAGAATAATTTCTGAACATGGGTTGGTTCCAAACTCATGGTCAATGTCACGCCGACCATTCTTTGCTGCGTGTTTAGTTGCAGCCTGACGAGAGAAGATACCACGTTCACCTGATTTACTTTCTACAAGTGAAAGCCACTCGTGTAGGAAAGTTTCTGTATCTGGCTTCTCTTCATATATAGCAGAGTTGTTAGCTAAGGCACGATGCGGAGAATACGTCCACCATTCACCTGACTTAGCCCTACGCATATGGTCGTCCTGTAAGTCTGACAGGCTGATCATTGCAGACCGACGGACGCCACCAGACACAACAATATCTGCAACCTTACACATAATGTCGTGACATTCAAGTGTATTTAGTTTCCTGCCAGAAGCTTTCTTGAAAGTATCTACACAGAATTGAAATAGTTCAACAAGGGGTTCTGGACCTGATGCACGGCCACCAAAAGTCTTGAGGCGTGATCCAGCAGGGCGAACTTTAGAAACATCCCACTTAGGAATTTCACCACTGTACAGCATAGCCAGAAGCTTACGGAAAGCCTTAGCCCAACCTTCCTTACTGTCGTATACTTTGATAATATCTTCTGAATCGAAAAGCTTCTCAGGGATTTCTGGAAGCTTGTTGGTGTATTTAGCTTCAACGCTATAGCCAACCCCTGTGCCACAGAGCAGGATCATCATGGCTTCGTCAAAGGCTTTAGGATCGTCAATGGGAAGGTATGAGCAGTTGTAGGCACAGGTGTTGTCACGATCAAGGGCAGAGCCAGCCGTCATCATCATACGCATAGAAGGCATTACCTCAAGGTTGAGGATCATTTCTTCTAACTTGTTGATAGTCTTTTCTTCATTAGGAATAACACGACGAACAACATTATCAATATATCGTTTTACCGTTTCAGACCAATTCTCTCGACGGTTTTGTTCAGGCAACCAACGAGCATAACGTGATAACGCAATGAAATTCTGGTAGTCTGTAGGAAGGTAGTTTGACATAGTGATGTATTCTCCTCTAACGGGTGTTGTTTGACTGGTCGTGAAGTGAAAGCATCATTATAGCGTAATGTATAATTTTAAGCAAGTCATTTCTGTTATGACCTTCCTTCTTACCGTAACGCTTCCAGTACTTGAGAATATTTCCCATGATAAAACCTTCACCATATCCAGCATCAATAATTGTATCTGATGCCTGATACTTACCCTGTGCGTAGTGCTGAGTATATGTAGCAACAATGTAATTGCGAATCTCATCTAGAAGTTCTGGTTCGTTGAATGTAAACATCTGGTCGATTGCCTCAGATGGTGTGCTGTAATTCTGTTTAGGATATTCTGACATATTACCTTTCCTTCTATTTGAATGAGAGAACAGTGTTGATACGCCGTCTAACATACTTTACTTCTTTTGATCTTAAAACTTTGAAAGCGAATGTTTGCATCTTCTTTGAATCAATTCCCGCAAGATCACATACTTCCATAAAGTCTTCTGCCGTTACACCAATAGATGCAAGAAGCCAAGCCTGTGCAGACTTACGTGCTTGGACCTCTTCATCAGGTTCATTATATGCAGATGGCTTGGTTGCGTCAAGGAGTGCTTGTAGGATTACACAAAGAAACAGAAGTTTCTCTGGTGGTGTATCGGGTTCAATAAACTCTTCTAAATCAAGATTAATACTACTATGAATCACTTTTTTCCTTACACCATAATAAAAGAGTTTCTGAATCTTTTGCTGAACAGAATTTAAAGTTATGCTTATTACACCAGTCTGCATATGTTGTCTTTGACCCTTTGTACAGCTTTGATTTTGGGTTGTCAAAGACAAAGCGAACATCAAGTAGGGGATGTTCTTGCCTGATGTATAGGTGCTTCTGTCTGTCTGCTGTAGCGAACCGGCCCTTCACTTCAAGTACAATACCATTGGGCAGCACAAAGTCTGGTAGATAGCGTCTAATTAAAGATACTCTGTACTTTATTTTGTATGGTTCGTAACGATGTTTTAATTTATTAGATTTAAGAAAGTCATAAAGCCTACGTTCAGAACCTGATCTGAACTTAGGCATCTTTAACCTCTGGTACGTCAGGTTCTTTTACTACTTCGACAAAATGACGAGGACCGTTTGAATACATAAACGTCCTAATTCCCACACCGTTATTAGCATCAGACCAACAGTGATCACGATAATCGCAAAAACTGCACCCAACACTAAGCCGCATATTTCCAGACTTTCCATCAGGAACAGCTTCATAGCACCGAGAAGGGGGTGTATCTTCTTCAAGTAATTTCTTGAGTTCTTCAATTCGTATCTCAGGATTGATCATCTCCATTGAATGGATGGGACAGAATACAATCTCACCACTAACTTTGTCAATAGCAACGAAGCCAGCGTCTGGTTTATTGTTAGCCTTTGAATAAGCTGAAATCTGAGCAATGTATCCAAAAGGATCGTCGTTCAGAATAGTACCTTCTTTAAACTTCTTAAAGCTATATGGAGATGCACTTTTAAAATCTACTAAGACACCGTCAACGATAGCATCGTGGTGGCCTTTAACACCACCGACATGTACTTCCTTCTGTGGATCTTCTAGTTTATGACCAGCGGTTTTTGTTAGAAAGATAAGAAGCTGTTCAAGAATATCACCATAAAGAAACTTTATCAGTGTTGGACCAGATAAAGATTTTTTAGGTGCACCATTAATGTTGTACCACACCTTACGATTGGGATGACCAATCATAGACAAACGAAGTGTGTTACTTTCTTTACGCTGAGAAAGAGCGGAGATAACAGCCTGAGAGATGCCATCAACAAGGGACTTTAGGTCTTCTTCTTTTATTGTTGTTGTTTTTTCACTGGAAAAAAGATCGTAGATATCTTCTACCAGTGTGTCAATGGTTTTATCTGACATGGCTGTTATCCCCGCCTAGTTAACTTAGGCTGCTACAGCGACAAAAGGATTCTTCTTAGGAGAAGAAATTAGCTTGTAGCGAGTGTACGCTTCACCTTCTGGTGTCATTGCACGAATGGCTTCAATAACGAAACCAAACTTACGAAGACGAGAAATCGTAGCGGTAAGGTTCTCTGCCCAACCATTCTCGATTGCAGTCTTACGTGTTACACGACGATTGCTCTTTAGAGCCTTCAGGATACGCTGTTCATTCGATAGCATTTACTTTTAGTCCTTCTTTAGCGATTAATGTTTATGTCCACTTCAATAGCAGTAGTGGTCCCGCTCCTCACCCACTACTAAGCCGCTAGTCAAATGTCCTAGCCCCGTGTACCTCAAACTAGAGGTTTACAACTTCCTTCTCACCATCAATGGTATATCCATCAACAGCTTCAAAGTCATCCTTGCTGTAGGAGATAAGGTCTACAACTTGGAGTGCGGTAAGATCAGCAGATGTGCCGCTCTTGCCACTACGGCTCCATTCATATGGAGTGTACTTAATGTTACATACGCTGCCATTACCAATAAGCTGGCCGTTCCAAGGGTTATTCTGGGCATCCTTAACAACGGGTGCCTGACGCTTGGTGCCGTCCTGACGAAGTACTTTACGCTTTAGAGTAATGAAGTCACCGCGATCATCACCCTTGTTCTTCACAGTAAGCCCATCACCTTCTACAATCTTCTTTGTAGCTGGAGTAAGGCATACATCTACTTGCCAAGCTGGCTCATAGGTTGTATTGGGTTCAATAACTGAAGCCCAGAAAACCTTACCTGAAATGATCTTAGTCTGAAGTTTAGCGTTGTTCTTAACCATATTCTCATACTCTCCTTTTCAATAGACTCACACCATGTGAGTCATCAGTTTTGGTACTTTACTACACTCACGAAGCCTTGTCAAGCATTTTTTTGAAACAATCAGAAAGGCTACAAAGATCCTTTTGTTCAGCAATGTAGCACGGCCTGTTGATATGCCTTCCAAGGTGGCCTAGCCGTTCATCTGTAACTAATTCAAATGAAGGCATAAATCCTCTAATAATAAACATATTTTCATCGTCTTGTGTGATAAGACAGAAAATATCAATTACGTCTGCGTCATTCTTTGACTTTGTTATAAGTTTACCAGTTACATACTTTGTTGTTTTAATATCTATTACTTTACCATCCATTACGATATCGCCAATGTCAGTTTTGTTTTTCTTAGACATTGATTTGTCTGTATCAAACAGATTGTAAGGATATAGGTTACATGCTTTAAAGAACGCCAGTTCAGCCTTTGCACCTAGAATATCAATATCAAGATCTGACATTTTATCAGATACTTTAAGTGACCTGATATTTCTAGACCTGTTCGCAGATTGTCTGGAGTTTCCAATATACTCAGCTAAACCAACCTCTGCTTTAGTTAGGGATACTGGTGTATTTCTTTCAATATTGATCAAGTTCTTCCTCCATATCTTCTGCATCCATTATGATTGCATCTGCAATGGCTGCTAAGTCTTGTACAGACCTGTAACCGTGTTGCTCTTCTAGTTGACTGATAAGAACATTACGCCAATGGTTATCAGATGCTGTAAAGTCAAAAGGTAGTCTTAGCTGTTTCATTTTAATGTGTCTCCGACCAATTGTTACCGATATGAAACTCACTGTCAAGCGGGCATCTTACTTTCAGTATTTGTTCAGTCTTTTTCATAGCCTGTTTAGTTAGCTTACCAAAAGCTTCTGCCTGATTCTTTGGTACTTCAAATTGATATTCATCGTGAATAGAAGCAACCAACTTGGCATTTACTTTGTACTTCGTTTTAAGTTTGTGAATCTCTAGTAACCATTGTTTACAGATTACAGCACCAGCACCTTGAATAAGAAGGTTTACTGCTGCGTGTGCAGATCTTACTACAAGCTTTCTACCATCTAAGCCGGGAAGATAACCCGTCTGTGCAATTCTGTCAACCTTTTTTCTGAAGGTGGCTAGAGCAGGGACGTTCTCTAGGAACGTATCAATAAGTTCCTTACCCCTGTCAGCATCACCACCGACAATCTTACCAATCTTTGCAGGGCCAGCACCATAGATGAAAGCATAGATGAATGTCTTAGCTTGATCACGTGTTTCTAGGCCAGCAGCTTTTTGATTGGAAGTATGAATGTCACCTTCAACTACTTCCTTTGTGAAGGAGGCATCTTGTAGATAGTGTGCTAGACCCCGTAACTCAAGCGAAGAAGCATCACAACCAACAAGAACATTATCAGGGCTGCTAACTGTCCAGCACTCACGACACTCCTTACCATAAGGAGAATACTTTGCTGGAACCTGTGCCATGTTCGGACCATGATGGGCCATACGTCCTGATATAGCACGTAGAGTAAGAACCTTACCATGAACTTTACCATCCGTTTCTACAAGATCAAGCCAAGATTGAACTTGTGCAATTCGTTTTTCAAGAAGCAAGTACTCTGCAATCTTCTTGGCTTCTGGAATATCAACATCCATAAGAACAGTTTCATCTACAATTGGATGGCCCTTCTCTGTATGTTTCTCAGGCTTCCAGCCCCTGAATAGAAGATGCCTAACGATCTGCTGTCTGGACTGTAGATTAAATTCCTGAAACTCTATCGAAGTATGAGGACCAGCAATAACAGATCTATCGTCAATATGACGAAGGCCAACAGTAGATAGTGTACCATCCTTTTTGAATTTTGGCGTAACTTCTCTGACAGGAACTGGGAGTGGGAAGAATGTTTGTTTAACTTCACGTTCAATCTCTGTGGCTTTGTCTTTAAGTTTATTAACTAGCATCATTGCTTTGGGAATGTCAAGAGTAAAACCATTACGTTCTTGTTCATTGATCAAAGCACGAATCTGATGTTCAAGTTCTATGCACTTGGGTGAGATTAAACTGATATCTTTTAACATAGAAAGATAAACACGATGTGTTAGTTCTACGTCATTGATACAGTATTTCACCATGTCATCAGTAAGGTTAGTGAAATCTTGGAAGTCAATCTTTGGAAATCCTAGAGTTGCTCCCCAAGAATCCAAAGAGTGACCACCATCACGCATTGGGTTGATAAGCTGAGACAGAATCATTGTATCAATAATCTGACTTAACTTTATGTCAACGCCAACTAAACGATTAAGAACTGGGGCATCGAACGAGATGCCGTTGTGCATGATATACTTTTCTACATTCTTAGTAAATGCAGGAAAGTCCCTGTAACATTCTTCTGCCTTGAAGGTATAGACACTACCTGTATCTATGTCCTTGGCAACGATGCAATGTACTACTGTAGCTTTAAGATCGTCAGTTTCAATATCAAGAACTACACGCATCTTATAACTCCACTGTGTCTGAATCCTCCTGACCATTATCGCCTAACTTGGCTACCTCTGTCAAGCGTCCTGTTTCCTTGTTGAAGAACAGGTGACAGGCAATACCAGTCTCACCGGCATAGCGATTCTTCAGAACCCTGATGGTAGTCGTATTGGCAACATTGGGATCGTCAGATTGTTGATTACGTTCTAGGGCTACTACAGTGTCTGAAAGCTGTGCAATAGACTGACTACCGCGAAGATGGGCTAGGGAGACTTCCTTACCCTCTTCATGCCCACCGTCACCAGAGGCACGGCGTAGGTGAGACACAAGAAGCAATGCACAGTTTGTTTCTTCTACCAAGCTGCGAAGCTTAGTCATAAGAATATCAATGTTACGCCGTTCATCCATACCTTCCAACCCTGACACAAGGATTGAGAGATGGTCAAGGAAAATCCACTTACAGTCAAGTGCTTTTACCATGTATCGAACACGGGCTAGGATTTCTTCTGTCTTTAGTGAACCGAAGTGATCAAAGGCAAAGAACCTACCAGTCCCTACTGTAGCATCCTGCCACTTCTTCAGATCACCTTTAGCTTGGTTCTCTCTGATTTCACGAATGTACAGACGCTGACTTGCTTCGACTGACATAAGATGGAAGATGGTAGAACGAACATTTTCTTCCAGAGAAATAACACCAATGTTCTCTTTTGTATTGTTAAGAATATGGTGCATCAGTTCACGCATTACTGAAGACTTACCAGTACCAGTACCAGCAGTAACTGTTACAAGTTCACCAGTACGAATACCATACAGCTTTTCATTCAGGCCGTCAAACGGATATAGACAGGTCTGCTGCTGCCCCTCGTCGTACAGTTCATCGCCATAGTCCTTTAGGTTAATGATTCCAGCAGGAGTATAGGTGCGAGCAGCCCACCATGCACGGCTGAAGTCTTCACGCTTGCCAGCCTTTAGATAGTCACTGGCATCCTTAAGATCCATGTGAACGATCTTGCACTTGTTAGGTTCAAATAGTTCTGCAACCTGTTGAGCAGCCTTCTTGCCATGCTCGTCGCTATCAAAGCAGATAACGATGTTCTCATAGCTGTTAAGAAAGTTGTAGCTATTCTTACAATTCTTTAGTGCAGATGCAGCACCATCCCTGATGGAAACTACAGGCCACTTGCTGCCTAGCATCTCGTATGCTGCCATAGCATCAAGTTCACCCTCACAGATAGTGACATACTTACCACCCTGCTGGCAAGTGTTTTCACCAAACAGAACACCACGACCTAGCCCACCAAGCGGCTGTGCCTCAAATTCCTTATTAGCTGTATGACGAATCTTGAAAGCTACAAGGTTGTTATTACGATCATAGTAGGGATAGAGATGCTGTACTGTATTTCCATTACCATCCTGTACGATACGAACACCATACTTTTCACAGGTACTCTTACTAATGTTACGATCTTTGATTTCTGAAATAAAGCCTTTAGGAACAGGCTTCTGATTGTACATTGGATTAATGGCAACTACAGTTTCTTCCGAAGACATTTCGTCATCCTCATAATTGGAATATTTTCTCTTAGGAAAGTGTGTACTCTCACAACTAAAGCAATGTGTATGCCCATCTGAGTAAATTGTCAAGGCATCACTTGAATTACAATCCTCGCATGGTTGGTGAGTTTTGACTGCAACGCTGTCATTTTTTTCCATCTACCTCTTCCTCAATTCTATAATAGCAGATAAGAACCGGCATATCACCTTGGCTGTAAACGTCAAAACCTTTTTCGGTTATACGTGTATTATATCCGAGATGGGCTGTCAATAGTAAATGTGACTGAAGTGCTTCGTCAAGTTCCTCAAGGTCAGAACATACTTCAACACACTCTGACTTAAAAGCACCGTGTTTTATTAACTTATACATTTTATTCATCCTCATATTCTGCATTAAAGATATTTCTTACAAAACTATTATCAAGTTCTGCAAGTTCATCCGCTTCTTCTTGAGCCAATTTCTTAGCAACTTTATGTGGATGGCCTTCCTCAAGATACTGTCTATATAATTCCCTGAAGATTCTCTTCTTCTCTTTATGCCAGAGATTATCGTCATTCATTTTATTTGTCTTCTTCTTCTTCTAAATTAAAGTCAGCTTCAAACTCAATATCACACTCAGTTGGTTCTTCAAAGCACTTTAAATACTCTTCCATTTTATCCAAGTTATCTGAAAGATCACTCATAAATTTATCATACTTTAAAACATCTTGTGGATTGTTAGGATCAAAGCCAAGTTCAATCATCTCATATCTTGATAATCTTTCAAAACTTAATTTACCAGAAGAATATCTTTTAAAGGCTTCCTGTATTAGACAATAAATCTCTGCATCAGGCTTGCTTGGTTTCTTCGGCATTTTCTAAAATTTCCATTTTAGCTGTGGTTGTATACCATTCGTAGGTTCTTTAGACAAAACTTCTTTTTCAATTTTTACACCAACTTCTGGAGAAGAGCAAGATGATAATAAAAGAAAAAGTACTAACCCTGTCCTCTGTAGGCTTTCCATGATCGACGCTTGCTCTTGTTCTTTGGTTTAGAATTTTTAGAACGACCAATGCTAGTTGCCATATGCCTAGAATTGATTTGATTCTTTGCACCTGATTTAAGATTTCTACCAGCCATTTATTTAGTTCCTTTTTTAGTTAGTGCTTTCCAAGACACAGGAAATAGTTTAACAATTATTTTATCCCACTCTTTAGCAATTTCTCTAATCTCTGCCTGTGCGTCTGGAGATGATCTTAGCATATAAGCACGGGCAAATGCAAATAGGGAACCAGTAACGTAATAACTAGTATACATAGATTGTGGTAGGATCATTCTAGCTTGCTCTGGACACACGCCTTGGCTTAAAAGATCTTCATACAGGCTAATACATGTCTTGACGGCATCCTCGTAATCTTTAACTTTTACTTTAACAAGTTCTTCACTACTGCCTTGCTTCTTTTTCTCTGCACGTTTACGCCAATGTTTTGGTTTATAGAAGTCTGGGGTAGTATCTACATACCGACGAGA